ACTTTAGGGTCTGTTATGCCTGCTAGGTACAAGGCTGCAACGCTAGCTAAAGCCGCGCGCCCGTAACTATAGGCCGCTGCCTCTAGTTGCTTTCTATTCATTGTGCTACCTGCTCTGCCCCTTGCGTTTTGCCCTTGCTTAACCTTAGTATTATTTTGGCAGCTTTAGCCTCATTTACAGCTACCTCAAAGTGCATTTCATCCGCGCGTGTCCACTCGCCGCCCCAGGCTAACCCGTACTTTTTAACTAGCGCCTTAATCATTGGCACTTTCTCGGCTGGAAATGTACCGCGCTTAGTCAGCGGGTGTTTAGTAGCGTTTAGATCTATAGCTGTACCGCTGCTATGGCAGCTAAGTTTACCAACCACGCCCCTTACATCTCTAAATGCGTAGCCCCACTCATCTAGGCCGCCTTCATCTATTGGCTCTATAAGTGTATGGAACTCAGCGGCAAAACCTACTAATAACGGTGCTACAGCCTCAGCGCATCTAAGCTTTCTATTAGTGCCGGGTACTGGATAACTCTTTATGCCAATTTCTGCCGGGTCTTTACTGGCAGGCCAGCCGTTATAGCTAGTAAGCAATTACAAACCTAAAGCCTTTAAGTCCTCGGCAGTTAAACCAAGTGCTGTTAGTTTGGCTTCTGCTGCTGCTTTAGCGGCTGCCTTGTCTGCATCTTGCTTAGCCTTCCAAGCATCGTATTGAGCAAAGCCTGCTTCATATTCTGCCTTTGTAATTGGCTCACACTCTAGAAATTGTATGCCTTCGTATTCTGTGCCTACTTGCACATAACCGCCATTTGGAATAAGCATTTCTAGAACTTGATAATTTGTTGCCATATTATGCCCCTATTTCCATAAGAGTAATTGAAGATGGATTAGTATCCGGCTGGCATACTATTGTGCCGCTATTAGCTGTAGTATTGACGGCAGCCTGCAATTTGTAAGTTGTCGCTGAAGTTGTAGCTGGGCTATCTAATACTGTAAAGCCTTGCGTAGTTAATAGTCGCGTAAATGATGCGCCTGAACCTGACCCTTCAAAGCCGTAAGAAATATTTACATTAGTGCCGTCCCAAATTGTAGTAGCATCTCTTAAGATTTTTAATTTACTGTAAGCTGCATCTGTGCTTCTTTGTGAACTCATATGAGCAGAAATCAAAACTAAAACTTTAGAAGTCGCACTTGTTGGCGTTATGTTAAGGGTTATGCTTGAGTCTGTTAATGTAGTTGATGCAATTGAAGTGCTAGTCGTAATTAGTGCGCTAACAACCTGCAACACCTTGCCGCCACCAGCAGGAGCAGCCCATTTAACTTTATATGGGCTTACTGTGGTATCAGCTGTTAAAATCTGTCCAGTAGTACCGATAGGTAAATTATCGTAAGTTCCGCTGCCTGTACCTACTACGATATCGCCGCTAGCTGTAATAGTAGTCGCCATATCGTTAGTAATTGTTACCGTACCGCTAGTGCCACCGCCGCTAATACCTGTGCCAGCTGTAACACCCTCTATATCACCTGTTGCACCGCTAGCTACCCAAGCGCTACCAGAGTAATACCACAGGCTGTTAGTATCTTTAGTAAATGCAAATTGCCCTTCTTGTGGGCTAGTTATTGCAGAGTTTCTAGCAGCCTCTGTAGCAAAAACTAATACGCCTTGCATTAAATAGCCGTTTACGTCCGCGGCTGTTAAAACCTCACCTGTAGTAAAGGTCTTAAATCCTAAGCCCGCTGCCATTGTTACCCCCTTAGTAGGCTAAAACGCCTGTGTCTAGCAGGCCGTATATAGCAGAGTCTAGTATAAAGCCGTCTATTATCGGCTCTAGTGTTGTTAGTGTCGTTTTCCAGCTGCCGGGCGTAATTGCCATAGATACGCCAAACACCTGCAAAGTCTTAGTTAAGGTAGATGAGCCCGGCTGGTTTGTAGTAATAGTTATAGGGTCGAAAAAATCTAAATCTAGGGCGGCGATTATGCCGGCATTATAGTTATCTGTGTATAAATCTAAGGTAATGGCATCACATCTTATAGAGGTTTCTTTCCGGCTAGCTACATAGGCTTGAGCGTAATCTAGGGCTACCGCATCTGTCTGCATTAGTAGATTTTGTTGGTTATAGCTATGTGTAAAGTACTTGGCAATAGAGGCTGCATCTGTAGCTACCTGCGTAGTACCGCCTGTACGGGTAATGCTAGCCGCGTTGTATACTAACGTATCATCTAAGCGCCAAACAGCGTTAAAATAGCCTATAGCCGTGCCGTTATCGTTAAACACGGTAGGTGTACCGCCTATGCTAGCCGTGGTCACGTTTCTATCTTGAAAAACAAATGAGCCTGTAGCATCTACATAAAAAGCCCCGTACTCACTTAGGGTTACTGTGTTAAGGGCTGCAAGGCTAGTGCGCGCTGTGCCGGGGTCTGCCTGCATTGTAGTTAGCCCTGCATCTACGTCACGCATAGAACTAGGCCAGCCTATCTGGTCTAATATCTGATTAACACGCGTACCGCTCAGATCTCCAGCGGTTGCCCCTGCTACCGTTGCTATTTGTGCATTTTGGGCAAGTCTAAACGCATCTACCGCCGTAATAGTGGTATAAGTAACCTCATCTGCGTTTTTAGGTGTAGTAGTAGTGTAGCTAGTGATAAAGCCGCTAAAGATAGGGTAGGTAGTACTAGCGTAAGTAGCTGTTATCTGCACTTTACGCATAGGGTCTAGCAAGCCATAATAAGGGCCGCTAGTATTTTGTGGGTTAAAATCGCCGTTTTGATCAACGATACGCATAGTTAGCGTACCTGTTTGGAATTGGTCGGCCTGTGGGTTACGGCCTCTATTTGTTTGTATTGTATCTACTACGTTAGACACATCTACAATTACTGCCGCGCTATCTGCTAGCACGTTTGTATCTAATATGCCTGTATCTAAAATCATAGCTTGAGCAAAGCTAGGCCCAGTACTAAAGTTAATAACAGCGTTTATTACTGGCAGGGTCATAGGCCACCGGTGTAACGCAACGGGTCACCTTTACGCTCTAGGTCTAATATAGCTCTTTGTACAGCTTGGCTTATTGTGTCCTCACTACCTACTACACCTGCATTTACGTTAATAGTTATGTTATCTGCCATACGAAAGGCGGCAGGGTCAAAGCCTCTAGAGCTAGTTGCCACGCTAGGGCTTAGGCTTGCTGTAGCTATATCTAGTGCGCGTATGCTTTCTTCAAATAACGCATCTGCTAGCGCTAGCTCTGACTCTGCCAGCATACTTATAGCATCTGCGTGTGCCTCTACAGCTCTGATAGCCTCAGGGTCACCTGCTACATAGCGGCTAGTTATATCCGGCGCTACATCGTTTATACCTGTCCGATCTTGGCTAGGCATAATAGGGCTTAAAAAGTCAAACCGTGAGCCTGCAATTTCTAGCAGTTTTCGTATAGCTGCATCTAGGTTATCTAGGTTTATTAAATCTTTAGGCTTAAACTTTTCTAGTATTTTGTCTATTTCACCTAGCTTGTAAGTCTGGCCTGTAAGCGTACCTAATATTGCTAGCTCTGTATTTAGTTGCTTAGACAGGCTTGTAGCGCGCTTTACATCTTCATCTGCTATAGCTTCTTCTAAATCTAGCATTAACTGTTTAACTGTTAGGCGCTGCGCATCATTGGCTAGCTGTAGTTTTTGCTGGTCTGTAGCGTTTACGCCTAGCTTTTGTATATTTTCTTGCGTTGCTAGAATTGCTGCCGCTATCTGTATTTGATCTAAATCAAATACATCTTCACCCTTGCCAAGTGCTAGGGCGGCTTTGTCTAGCTTGGCTTGTTTTTCTTTTTCTTTTGTTTTTAATATCTCAGCGTTAGCTTGTTTTTTAGCAAGGTCTGCTAGCGCCTTTGCGCGTTTTGCTGCTGCTGCATCTAGTTTAGCTATTATTTCTTTTTGCTTTTTTGTAAACTCTGTTTCTTTGCTAGTTACTGTTTCTGGCCTATCATACATAGCGCCTAAACCTATTGCCCTAAATCCAAACTCTGGAATACGCGCTAAAAATCCTAGTGCAGCTCCAGCCGTCTTTAATACATTAGCAAAACCTGTAGCTAAATCATCTATAACTAATTGTGCATCACTAACCTCACCGCTACCAGCAAAATTACCTAGACCTTCTACTAAACCTTCACCTATTGTTATTTTAGCGTTCTCACCTGCTAAAGCTAATAGCTCTAACTTAAACGCAGTAGTAGTAAAATAATCATCTGCCGCGCCTTGATTTAATGTTAAAAGTATTTCTAGGTTTTCTGAAAACGATTTAGCGGCTAATTCTGCCCCGGTAAAACCTGTTTTATATTTTTCCAAACCTTTAGTGCTGCCTAAATAAGCCTTAGTTAAATCCTCTGTTACTGTGGATAACGCTAGGCCAGAGCCTCGGCTAATAATTATAGATTTATTTAATATATCTTGAGCTTTAGTTAATGATCCTGTAGTAGTTAATAAATCTTGAAATGCTGGCCTAAGCTCAGTTCTAGATATACCAGCTGTTTTTTCCAAGCCTTCTATAAACTTAGTTATAGACGGATTAGCAAAACTTAAACCTAAATTATCTACAGCCTTAGTTAATTGTACGGCTGCCTTTTCATCTTCTGCAAAGGCTTTTACAAAGATTTTACTAAACTTCAATGCAGCGCCGGCGGCAAGGCTTATGCCTAAAGTTTTACCTAGACTTTTTACCTTTTTTTCTAACTTGTTTACTGCTTTTTCAGACTCTAAAAAGCCTTTGCCCGTTGCTTGGCTAACTATATTTATTAGTAATTCGGTAGCCATTATGCAGCCATTTTTTCTTCAAACTTTTGTTTAGCATTTTCTATAGCTTTTATCAAAGCTGTTAAGGCTACGCCGTTATCTTCTGCGTAGGCTCTATACATAGCGCGGCCTATCTGTTTACGGCTAGGTCTGCCTTTAAGACCTTTAGGCCTTGCGTTTACTAACTTTCCGGTGCTGTTTATG